CATTACCCAAATCAACATCAAAAGCAATTGAATATAAAGATTGGGAAAAGAGTCCAAATGTTGTTTATAACTCTTAAAAAGTTAATAGTTTTGTAGAATTTAACTCTTTTTTTATTTTAAATACCCATTTTCCCTAATACATATTTCACATATCAATGCGTTCATTATATTCATATATTTTATTATATTTTATTATAGTTTATTCATATTATAATATGAATATTATAACTATTTTTGCTGGAAGAAAACCAAATATTGAAATTCTTAAAAAATATTTAACAAAAGCCTTAGAATTAAATATAATTAATGAGGTTCATTTTTGGAATAATGCAAGAAATTCTGATGATGAAGACTATTTAAAAACAATTAGTAATTTAAAAAGAACATCAAGCACGGGCGCGGGAAATTATATTTTAATTACTCCTACAATATTAAATAATTCATTTGAATTAAATATAAGAGCATCTAATGATATTCATATAAAATTAACACATCTTGATTTAGAATATGAAATTGTTTTAGGTGGTTGGGATAACACAAAATCTGTTATTAGAGAAAATAATAATATAATATTTAATTTAATAGAAAATAATATAGCAGATAAAAATAACTATAATAATTTTCAAATTAATATTACAAATGATGTATTAAATATTATAAAGAATAATAAATTAATAATATCTCAAAAAATTAAATATTATTTTGAGATTAAAAATATATATTTCAAAACAGGACACGGTTCTGTCGCAGATTTGACCTATAATACTACTCAAAATAAAAGTTTTTATTTTATGGATACATGTGAAAAAAGTTGGAAAAATTATTATAATTATTATAATGATAAAACATTTGAAAATGATATAATTATAAAATGTGATGATGATATTGTTTTTATTGATTTACATAAATTGCCTAAATTTATTGATTTTATTAAAAATAATGATTATGATTTAGTGTTTGCTAATACAATTAATAATGGTGTTTCTGCTTATTTTCAACAAAATAAATATAATTTAATACCAAAAGAAATAATGGATTTAGAATATCCGCCTGGTGGTTCTTGTGGTTCATTGTGGGAAAGTGGAGAAAAAGCAGAAATTTTACACAACTATTTTATTAAAAATTATGATAATTTTTTAAACTATGAATATAATAATGAAGTTATTCAAATAAATACTAGATTCAGTATAAATTTCTTTGGATATAAAGGAAAAAATTGGCATAAAATAATAAACTGTTATAATAATGATGAATGTACATTAACAATTGATTATGTTAAAAATAAAAATTTTAAAAATATATTATATTTTGATTTTTATGTAGCGCATTTATCATATTTTAAACAAAATGAAACAGGCATTAATTTAGATAAACTTACAGATAATTATAATAAATTATATATCACAATGGAAGAAAATGGGCGTTTTAAATGAGAAAAGGTGTAAAAAGTATATTTTAATAAATATATATTTATGAAATCATTCAATATCATAACCTTCAATTTGCTATAACAATACAAAAAGATATATATATTTATATAATAATATTATTTAAAACATCCACTTTTTGTTAGTGTTGAAAAAAATTGATTAGCTTTATTTTTTATATGTGTTATGTCCTCCAACTATAAAGCGCAATGAACACCATCACTATTTGCGTTCCTCGTATTAAGCTCTTCAAGTTCATGGACTACAAGTTCGTGGAGCAGGCATTCGAAGCAGCCTACGGAAAAGACTGCGTTCGTTCCATCGGATTCTTTCCAATCGAACGAAACGGAACGCTGTTTTACAAGCTTGAAGTGACTATTGTGTGTACAACGGAACAAGCACTGGACATGCGGTCAAAGCTGAACGACGGAGAACAGGTGTTCTTGGAGGTGCCGTTTTATCAGTATGTTGAAGGGACCAAGGTGGAGAAAAAGCATGTATGGAAGTGTGTGAAGTTGAGCTTCGACAGACCGCGGCGAAAAGTGGAAGGCGACTATCATGAGTGGTCGCGGAAGCTTCAGTTGCTCCAACCTGTGCCGGCAAGCGTAACAAAACTAGAGAACGTTCTTCGTGAAACTGCCGAATGCGCAAGAGCATGCAGAAGTAATGTAGATGATGCACTGTTAAGAGCACAGGCATATGCTACAACACAGCATAACTGCTCGCCACAGCGTTCTCAAGATCTTGCACACTTTGAAGAGCAGTTAGTGCGTCTGCGATGGCATAGCAACAGCATAGTCCATTGTCTTGGTTCCGCATGCGAACAGATTCCTCACATGAAGAGTAGTGTAGACAGTATCACATGCGTAGGACCCAAAAACTAGAATAATGGTAAAAGGGCGTTTATATGGGGCATGTTGTGTTTTTTTTATTTTTTATAAAAAAATTGATTTCTTTTTTATTTATTATACTTATTATCAAAACAAGTATTATGAGCACCGTTGAAACATTTAAGTGGTCGTATAGGCAAACACTGGCAATGGAAAAAGCAGATTTAGAGCAAGAAAAGAAAAAACTTGGTTATGAAAAGTTGAACTCTGAAGAGCAACAATGTCTTGAAGCAAAGTGGGATACTGAGAAAGCTCATCGTGAAAAGCATAAACATAACGAACTACATAATGCACACGAAAAGCAGGTTGTCCCAGTATTAACTAAATTATTGCGTATTAATGAACTGTTACATGAAGCAAAGAAATTAGCAGAGAGTTATGATGAAGCTATTGATTGTGAAACATATTACAATGATTGTTTGACACCTGATAGTCGATTTTTACTAAGAACTCAATGTCTAACTTTGGTGAATTCTTTATGTTGGACATTAGGTGATTGTGACAACGCACGAAACATATTGAGAGATACCCCTATTGAGTTTCAGTTTTATCCTAGTGGCGATAGTTTGTAAAACATAAAATATAAACATAAAGTATATTTTTTTTATTTTTTGTATACTTTAAAAAAATTGATAACTATTTTTTTCTACATATCTAATGTATAGCAAAAATGGCACCGACTATTTACAACATCAATAAGGCGCAACTCAAAGCAAAGATTGCCGCGTTTGATTATGACCACACTCTGGTGTGCCCAAAAGACGGCAAAACCATGCCTTCAAATGTTGAAGATTGGCAATGGTTGTATCCAAACATTCCAGATGAACTTAAGCGTTACAACGAGGAAGGCTTCAGTGTTGTTGTTTTTACAAATCAGTCCAAACCATGGAAGGTTATTCAAATTCAGTATGTCATGCAGACTCTACAAATTCCCGTTTTCATTGTTGTCGCAAGTGACAAGTGTGATTACAAACCGAACCCAATTTTGTATGATGTGCTGGTTGGAAGTGTTAAAGTTGATAAAATGCAATCGTTCTTTGTTGGGGATGCTCTTGGGGGAAAGGGAGATTGGGCAGACAGCGATAAAGTGTTTGCACAAAACGTGGGTTTAAAGTGTCAAAGTCCAGAGAAATTCTTTCTTGCCAAGAAAGAAGAGGAGACTGTGGAAATTCCTCAACTTAAATTGCCAGAGTCCCAACAAGTCGTTATTATGGTTGGTTATCCTGGTTCAGGTAAAAGCACTATTGCTAAAAAGATTTGTGAAAATGAGCAGTTTGTTCTTGTTCAAGGAGACGTTCATAAAACTTCTCCAAAAATGCTTAAGGCGGCATTGCCTTACATTAAAGAAGGCAAGTCTGTAGTATTTGATGCCACAAACAGTTCTTCCAAAAAAAGGACTGAATATATAGAGTTTGCCAAAAAGCATAGCCTAAAAGTGGTGTGTATTCATATGTCTACTTCTTTAGAAGTATCATATAGTCGTAATAAACTGAGAGAACCAGAGCAACAGGTGCCAAAGCTAGCATACAGTGTATATAGGAAGCATTACAATGAGCCGAGTGTAGAGGAGGGGTATGAGTTGTTGGTGTTCTAAAGAATGAAGAGGAACGAAGAATAGTGAATAAGAGAAAAGAAGAAAAAAAATTTTTTTTTTGTGTTTTTTGGTGTTTTTAAGTTTATAAGAAAGAATTAGTTGACTTCAAGGGAGTTAAGCGTGGCTTTAGCGTTCCATTCTTTTTGTTCATCTTCACTGAGTGCTTTCCACATTTTGCCAAGTTCGGTCATGATGTCTTGGTTTTTGAACTTAACGCCATCAACAGCAAGTTTATTAACACTAGCAATTGCGTCATCTCTCATGGCTTTGCTAAAGACGAGATACCCACTGGTGCGCTTTTTCTTAGGAACCTCTTCATCAGAAGAGGGGTCCTTAGGAGTCTTAGGAGTCTTAGGAGTCTTAGGAACCTTAGGAACCTTGGACTTTTTACCTGGTGTGTCCTTAACATCCTCGACAACAACAGGGTTTGGAACATCTTGTTTAAGCAAAAGAGCAACCTGCTTCTCAAGAACTTCGATGCGCATAATAAGATCAGCATTAGTAGTAGTCATACTATAGTGCGTATTAGTGTTTTAAGAATGAACATAATAAGTTAATGTAAATGAGCAATTCAATTTTTTTAAAGTATAACAAAATATTAAAAAAAAATATATACAAATATAAATGATAAAAGGTGGACTATCAAAAATAGTAAGTACACTATTTCCTTTAAAAATGAAAACATTATTAACGCTAATGTTAATAGTAACATTAGTATTGTTATTTAGTATATTATATAAAAATTATAGAAGTAGAGAATATTTTGGAAGTGCAACACCAGCACAACCAGGAACAACAACACCACCAGTAGGAACAGTTCCAGATAAGAGAAGTGTGGAAGTATTTTTGTTTTTAGACTATAGCAAACCAGTATTAACAAATAATGGAAAATTCATAGATAGTGATTGGCCGGAATTAGTAGTAAAATATAAGAACTATCCAAATGTAAAAATAGAAAAGAGACCAGTGTCATCAATATATAATTATTTTAGTACAAATCAGATATTTGCAGAAGCATTTAAGGCGGCAATAGCAGATCCAGTAAAATATCCACAAGAAATATTTAGTCCTATACTAATGATTGCTTATGTTGAGACAAAAAATAATAGTTTAATACAACGTCAAATTCCAAGTGTTTTTGGATGCAAACCAACAGACATAAATACTACTATGACGTCTGTGGATGAGGCAATAAAAAGCACATTGTCGGCAAATAGAGTATAAGGAAAATCTCTCAATCTTACAAAAACAATTTATAAATTTTTATAAAAGTTATAAAGATTTATAAAGACTTATTTGTTACCAATATAAGGTTATGTCACCGAATTCCGCTTTGCAATTAAATCATGAATAATGACTATAATTATTATAAAAGAATAATAAAGGTCTAATAGTGACTAGTTAATTGACAAATCTCTCAAAGATTAAAGACTACAATATAAAAATTAGAGAGATTATAAAGACTTATTTGTTACCAATATAAGGTTATGTCACCGAATTCCGCTTTGCTATTAAGTCTATAATAATGAAGTCCAGTATAAAATGAAAGATTATGGAAAAGCGAAATTACAACAACTATGTTAAAAATCTCTCAAAGATTGTAGACTATACTATAAAAAAAATTGAATAACTTATAAACAGAAACAGTTTAACCTATAAACAAAACAAAGCAAAGCAATGTCGTCAATTGAATTCAACACTTGCACTCGGTCAATCAAGGATCTGGTGAATCGCTATAACAACGATTTAATTCAAATTCCCGAACACCAACGCAACCCAACAGTATGGGGTGAAACTAAGCGCAAGCTGTTTATTGATTCATGCAAATATGGTATGCCATTTCCATCAATTTTGCTATATGTAGATGATGATGAGCAAATGTATGTGGAAGACGGGCTTCAGCGGTTAACAACGTTGAGAGATTTTATGAATGACGAGTTTACAGATTTAAATGATTGTAAATATTCTGAATGGTCGGAAACTGAGAAGCGAGTATTTGAGAAATATCCAGTTCCAACATTGATGTATAGTGGTGCAACGGAGTTTGACCGCGTTTTGATTTTTGACAGGTTTCAAAATGGCAGCCCATTAAAGACAGGCGAACGACTACATGCACTGGGCAATACAAGTTTTGGTATTTTGGTAAAGTTTACAAGAGAGATGTTGATGAAGACTAGTAATGGTGATGGTAAATATTTGGCTCGCGCACAAAATGTATGGGGGACGATTAAGTGTGATGCTAGCGACAAGCGTTATAGCGAGTTAGCAAACAATGTTGCGCTCATGAATGGAGTAGTTCACGGATGGAATTCGAGTTGTGGCATTACAAAGAATTATGAAGATCTACGCGACAAACTGAGCGTGCCCATTAATGATGCAATGAGAAATGAAGCATACAGACTATTGGATGCACTGTTCTCTATTTATGAAGAAGTTGATGCACAAAAACCACTTCAAGGAAAGAAGTATAAGATGGTACAAAAAAATATTGGAAACTTTACAGGGGCGATTGTGTATTCGCTGAAGACGTATCCAAATGATTGGGCGCGTCTTCATAGTGGTTGGGTAGATTTTATTGTTAGCTATCGCGAAAACAATCGTTTGTTGGAGACAAAGATTAAGCGCCATGTCAAAGCATGCCGTAACTGGACGGAAGAACGATGGAAGACAACATATATGAGCGTATTCAATATTTTAGAACTAAGCGATCGTTCAAAGTCGGGATCTACTTCAGAGTCCAGCGACAACGAAGACGAATAAAATGCATACAAAGAGCGTTAAGCATGTAACATGCGTGTTAAACCAATTTTTTTTTTGAATATTTGAAGTTAATATAACCTTTTTTTGCTACTAGGATCTGGTTATGTCACCGATTTCGGCTTTGCTATTAAATGGGCTAATTAATGCATATATTATTATATGCAATTTTTGAGTATTTTGGAGACTAATTGGATGAGGAATTGGGTGAGGGAGGGTTGGTGAGTGCACATTTCCCTTTCTATACTTAATCTACTATGCTTCGTTGTCAAAAATAAATATAAAAATTGATAATAATATATTACAATACTAATATATTATTAGTATGACATCTTGTAATGGACTTGGGGAATGTTTAATTCAATGTGAGTGTGAATGCTATAACGAGGAAACAGAAGAATTTGATGAAGTATGTATTTGTGGTCATAGAGAACACGAAGGTTATTGCCCTACAAATTGTTGCGTTCCTGTAGAATGTAGAAATTATAAATATTGTGGCGAAAAACAACCACAACAAATATTATATTGTCATAATAATATGTGTATGAATTGCGCAGTTCAAATGGGTAAACATACTTATACAAATATAATAGAAGAATGCTGTGTATGTTTGGAAGATAAAATTATGCTAATACTAAAATGTAATCATAAAGTATGTAATGATTGTTGGTTTAATATTACAAACAATAATTTCGGAAATAATAACCATAAACCTTGTTGTCCTTTGTGTCGTAATTTAAATGATTGGACAAAACCCACAAATCTCATAAATAAAACTTTATAATCAAAATCTCTCAATATTACAAAAAATATTTAGAGTTATAACCATAAATATTTCATAATGAATACTTTTAAAATCACAATTCGGCGTTTAATCGACAAAAACCGTTTATTGTTCTATACAAAAAAGAACTTAGAAAAATTAATAGCACAATTTGACTATATACAAAAAGCAATACTAACACATAAAACTTATATACCTAAAGCACAAGTAAAACCAATAAAAACACAATCATTAGAATTTGTATGTGAATCTCTCAATATATTAAGTGAAAGTGAATTCATAAATTTTATTGAAACTATGCATACTTGTGGGTTTTATTCTTCTAATAATAACAATATAGCTTTAATAGACCTAAACACTAATTATAAAGTAATTTATAGCTATAATTTTCAGTCATTAACTAAACAAGAAATAAAAGAAAGAATCAAAATGGAGAATAAGTCAAATTACCAAACACAAATTTTATATTGTAAACCAAACAAAATAAAAAATAAACTCTAAACTCTCTCAACTTTAATTATAAAATATATTCTGAAATCCCTTTATATTAAAATATTTATAACCTTTATATGCCAATGGTCACATAATCACAATATATTTGTCTTTATGTAGTATAGTTCTGACATTTACTCCGCTAATAGACTAAAATCAAAACAAAACAAAATAATCTCTCAAAATCTCATAAAACTATTACAAATAATATATCACTAGTTCACTATTAAAATATTTATATACTATAAATTATGTCTTCGTCTGGAAGAAAAAGTAAATTTAAATTATTTAGGACAATAAATATTGAAGGAAATACATCTGAGCGAAGCAAGCTTATAGAAAGACATAATGATATATGGCCGGGTATGCCATCAACCGGCAACGCAGTTATTGATGATGCGCTATATAAAAGAAAACTTCAGATAGACATATTAAGAGACCGCCATATAAAGAGCAAATACAAAGGCAGTATTTATGACAATCCAAATAAAAGTGTTAAAAAGGCTCTAGCTAAATACCTACAAAATCAAAGCATGGACACATGGTTTCCCAATTATAATCCATACAATCACCAACATTATAGAATATTTGAAAAAGTGATGGCCTATGGAGAAAAGAATTTAACGGACTTCTTTAGGGCAGGAGATGGTCGTAGTGATCTCTACCATCTCGGTGGGTTTGACATATTACCCGGAGTAAGACCAACAAACAACGCTCACCTAAATCAATTAGTATATGAAAAAAGAAAGCAAATAGAGAGATTAAGAGTTAATCACATGGTGAGTGGATATCCGGGTAATATTGCTGATAATCCAGATCCGGATGTTCAAAAAGATTGGATACAAACCCAAATACCTCCAACACTATGGTTTCCCGACTATAATCCCGACGACCCCATTCATATTAACATCATTATAAAATTGCAGGAATACAGAGATGAAAAATTAGAAGAGTTTTATTTAGTCGGACCACAACTTAGTACTATGCCAGAAGTTGATGGAGGATACACAAAATATAAAAAAACACATAACAAAAAATATAAAAAAACACATAACAAAAAATATAAACAATCTCTCAAAATAAAATAAAAATATTGTATAATTTATTTAAAACTATGAACCATTACTAATTATGATGTATAAACTTGTTACAATGTATAAACTTGTTACAATGTATAAACTTGTTACAATGTATAAACTTGTTACAATGTATAAACTTGTTACAATGTATAAGTTATATTTAATATTTTTAATATTAAAACCAACGGTCCAAACAAAATATTATTATGATTCACGCATTCACAACATGGGTAACATAGGATTAGGAGGACATATCCATTCATTATTAGCACCTTATGCAACATCATTAATAGACAACAAATGTTATAATTCAATAAATATTCGTCAAGTCATTCTCTCAAATTATAATCAAGAGTTTTATCAAAAACATGAAAGAGTTCCAAAACTAATAGATTTATGCTGTGGCACAGGAACATCCACGGCAACCAACCAATTAGGAATAGATACTAGCGAAGCAATGATAAGCACAGCAACCCTAATTCATGCCAAAAAAAAACATAATAAGTTTATTATAGCTAACGCAGAAAACTACGGCAAACCTCAAGAGTTTGACACAGCAACATTAATGTTTGCTTTCCATGAAATGCCAAATTATGCGCATCATAAAATTATAAAAAATGCAAAAAGAATAACAAAACACGAAATAATAATAGTAGATATTAATCCAAACTATAATCCATCACAATTAATGCTAATGGGCGAACCATATTTATTAAATTACAAAACTACAATTGCGAAAATATTAGAAAAACACAATTTTACATATTTAGAATATATTCCAAATCATGTGGGATTATGGATTTATAGTCACTACAAGACAATATAAAACAATATAAAAAATCTCTCAATAACAATTTTTAAACATTGCTAAAAAACTAACATTATATATTTATAATATATAAAATGAAGACTAAAACAAAAGAAACAATATACAAAAAATATAAACATTACAAAAAAAACAAAAGACTACATAATATACAAAAAGGAGGTTCAATTAGGGTACAAGCACTAACATACAATTTATCGTGGGCTTCACAAAAAAAAGTAGTGGCTGGTTCTGAGCAAGATTTTGTAGAACACTGTAAAAGCATAAATAGAGATTGTTATAAAAAAGCATTACTAAAAATAAAAGACTTACACAAACAATACAAATTTGATGTAATTGGTATTCAAGAAGTAGAAGATGGAGATTTAGTTACTTCAATATGCGAAAACACAGGTCTAACAGGATGGTATAGGGGCGCAACATGGAAAAGTAGTGATAAAATATATTCGGGGTGCGCTATTATTTGGAATACACATACCCTCGGAACTATGGAAACAGGTAAAACAATCAATTTAGCGCGCATAGACGAAGACAATGAGTGCGATGCAAGAACTTGTTGTATAGTTACAACAAGTAAAAATATAAATCTTATTGTGGCACATTTTCCATGGTTAAATAATGAACAAGATGTATTAGCAATAAGTGAAATTATGAGTGCACATATTACATCAAACGGACCAATTATTATTTTGGCAGATACTAACGATTCTTTAACATTAATATCAAAGGAAAACCCTTTAATAATAAATAATAAATCTTTATCACACGGACTTACACAAAGAGAAGCGGAAAAATTTTTAATATCATGTTGTTGGCATAAAAAAGAGCATCCAACATATGAACATTTAACAGACACTGGTGATTACATATTATCAGAAAACGTACAACATATTAAAATACCAATTTCTTATCCGACCAATGATGACAGCGAAACAACATTATATTCAGATCATATGCCAGTTATTGCAACAGTAATATTACCACATAGTGTAGAAACATCAAGAAATAATACAAGAAAATCAAAAACACGAGCACAATCATTGCCACCATATACAAGAAAAAGTAGTAATAATACTAAAAAATTAAGAAGTCGATTGTTATCATTACTACCATATACTAAAAAATCAAGAACCCTAAAGATTTTTTAAGAATTAAGAATCAAGAATCAAGAATCAAGAATCAAGAATCAAGAATTAAGGATAATTAAGCGTAACAAACCAAGTCCAAAGAAACAAACACATCATAGCAAATCCATACCAAATTTCTCGAGGAATTAATGTAAGCATATAAAGCGCCAAAATAACAAAAGGACAATAAAATACAATAAAAGCACAAATAAAAGCATTTGGAAAAATATTAGTCAACAACAATAGCATAAGAATCGAGACATACCAAGCATTAATATAATAAGGATCCATTATCATTATTTCTTAGAACACAAGAAAGCAGTAAAAAAAGAAATCAATTTTTTTATCGCATAAAAAATAAAAACAATAAGTTCTCATTAAAAAAATTCAAAAAGTTAACAATTTATAAAATAACTAACCACTATTATATATATATATAATATGGATAACCGACGCTTCTCAGGACGACATTCAAGAAATACTAGTTTAGAAACTAAAACTCGTATGCAGAAAGCCATGGATGATTTAGAGAAGGCGTCAAATGATATATTCGAAGATGCAAAATTAGGAATAGATCAGATAAATGAGATAATATTAGCATTAAAAAAAATAGAAGAAATAATAGACATTGAAACCAATAAAATTGTTTCAAAAAGGATTAGATTGTGGAATTCTGGCCAACCTAAACCAAACGTCAGCTGGCATGAGAGATGGGTGGAACGTAATAAAATGCGACGGTCTCCCAATGAAGGGGTTAAACTAAAAAGCGAAATTACAGCTAATCTAACAGAAGCAGAACAGTATAAAAGCCAACAACTTGCAATCCAAGACTTTAATAATAGTATTATTAAAGGGCGACTCAGTGTGTTAAAACATCTACTAGACGACAACAACCTTGCTGAATATACATTTTACAACAAAATATCCGAACATTTTTTAGACTCACGCTACTTAAATGAGGGTATTAAAAACCAAAGAGATGGGTTAAAAACCATAGAAGATTATAAAACAAGACTAGTTACGTTTAAAAGGGAGTTAGAGCAGCAAATACAAAAAATTATAACACAAGATACATCATCAGAACAAGATACATCATCAGAACAAGATACATCATCAGAACAAGATACATCATTATCACAAGAAAAAAGATTAAGAAATGAGTTTGAAAAATTATATGCTAATTATAAAACAAGAACTACAAAACCTAAAGAAATACCAGAGTATTTTGAGTGCGCGATTAGTCAGGATACTATAATGTTTCCTATATCACGGATAGATGACAAGGGTCATTTTTTTACATATGAAAGTGATGATATTATGAGAGCCCTAACAGTAAGCACAAAACGCAATGAGAACGGCACATACTTGCCACCACTAGATCCACAAACTAACGTAACAGTCAAGTTTGCCGACTATATGTCAAATCCAATATTTGAGAGTCTACTTGATGAATTTATTATTGATCCAGAAGCATATTATAAAAATTATGATACCACAGATTATAAAACTGCACAGTTACAAGAAGAAAAAGGTCTAACCAAAGACGAAGTGTCCATATATTTAAAAAATGCACACTTACAAAAAGACAGAGGTCTAACCAAAAACGAATTGATTACGCTTTCTGCAGGTAAAAGAAAAACAAAACAAAAAAAACAAACAAATAAAAGAATACCAAAACAAACGCAACAAAAAAAATATACAAATAAAAGAAGACAAAAACAAACAAACAAAAGAAGACAAAAACAAACAAACAAAAGAAGAA